CGCCTCATCCCGCACGGGGCCGGGAATCTTCTTAATGCCGGCCGGCACGTAGGGGTTGGATAGGCGCAGCAGGAACTCCCCGGCATTGACCACCGCACGGGTGCGCTCGCTGGGCAGGGTCATGTCCACCTCGGGTAAATAATAACACCATTAGTGCGACTGCCATTCATCACTTCCACCGCTACGATTCGGGGGAAGTCCTTGGTCAACATCTCGGCCGTGTCGATCATCGCTTGGCTATCAATCACCTGCCGGTTGGCCTGCACATAGGTGTTAATAGTCACATAGTCTTCTTGGTCATTCGGCCCGTGCTTGTCCCGCTCCACCCACGCTCGGATGTTGGTACTCAGCGTGCGGAACGAGAGGATGTTTTCGTACAGGCGCTGCGGCCGGGAGAACATGGGGAGGAAGCTCATGCCTCACCCCACATTCCGATTAGCTTTGCTTGGAGTCTTGCGACCTCGGCCTCTAGCTGACGGATCCGATTTATCAATTGTTTCACTGTCTCCGCCTCCTTGGGTGAAGAGTCCTGTGTCACCGGCGACCATCTCCAAAAGTGTGTGTGGGTACAGAAGTGTGACGAGTTCGTCCGCGGAGCGCAAATGACTTTTTGGGGCGACGAGGGTGGGCACCTCATGCCCTCGCCCGCGATCAAAGACAACCTGCTCAACCCATGTCTCGTCCCGGTCCAGTGCGGAGAGCCACACCCACTTTCCAGTTGGCTTGCTCTTGTAGACATAGGCAAAGTGCCGCAGGGTTTCTCTGGACAGGCCGTGCATGTCATCAACGAACACCGTGTCGTAGGGGTAGTCCTCTGGGCAGGTGAACGAGATGCTCCGCTCCTTGATCTCCAGGCTCAGCAGCACCACGGCGTCGGGCGTTTCGCAGTGATCACGGTTCTTGTTGTGCCCCTTGATCACCAGCTTGCGCCCGTGCGCCGCCGACCGGCCGGCGGAACGCAGGTCATCGACCCACGCCCGCTCGGCCTTGTGGCCATTAGTCAACGCCGACTTGAACGAACGATGCATTGCGACTCCTCCATGAGTAAGCCCGAATCCCAGACGAGAGTTGCCGCGTCCTGCCGTGCGTCACACGCACCTCCAAGGCCCGGCGGTACAGTTCTTCAGGCGGCGGGTCGGAGGGCTGCAGGCCCTCGTCCAGCCACTCCAGCTGCGCCGGGATGGGTTCCCGCTCCCGCAGCAGGTCGGCGTAACGACGGACGAACGCGGACCAGTCGGCGTCCTTGCCGAAGATTTCCCCGATGTCCGCGTCGTTCAGCCCGTAGTCCAGCTGGCAGATAACGGCCAGCCGCTCCGCGCTTGGCACGCGGCCGACCTTCTTCAGGATGCGGACCACACCGGAACACACGCTGTGGTCGAACCCCAGGTCAGCGGCCACCCGCTTCGTCGTTTCCTGGTTGACGATCACTCGGTGCCAGAACGTGCCGGCGAAAGCCAATGGGTGCTGTAAAGAAACGCCACACCCGCCGCCAAAACCCAACTTTCGGTTGCTCATCTTTTCCTCCGTGTGTGAATGCATGCTCCGGTGGGAATGCATGCGGAACATCGAACCTCCAAAGAATCTCCGACACCGTGTCATCGACTAACAAATCGGTCTTCTCGTCCATGTCTCCTCCCCAGTTCCTTCCTGAACATAGCCTTGATCCAGCCGTTCAGTTTCTCGTTGTAAGCCGCCCAGTGAACGTAGTGGTCAGGCAGTTCGCTCAGCTTGTAGCCGGCGAACTTTCCCTTCAGCGGGTTGTTGTAAGTGCCGACTGAGCGCGTGCCCTTCCAAGTGATGTCAACATCCTTACCGTGGATGCGACCTTCGCCACGGCCCTGCGTGTTGCGGCGCATCTCTTCGATGAGCTTGGCGCTGGCGATCTTCTCCGCCTTCTTCGCCGCCTCCTCGGCCGCGAGCGCGTCTATCTCCGCCTGCGTGAGTGGATGCTGCTCCGCCGCCTTGCGGACTTTCTCTTTGACTTCCTCGTCCTGCGCGGTGCAGAACATGTCCACGCTAGTGACAACCGTGTGATCAAGCGTTCCTGCTGTGCAGTCCACAATCTTGAAGTGAGGCTTTCCAGATCGGGCGATTGCAGCAATGCGGGATGCAGCCGTACTCCCCTCAAAGTCAACAACACCGGGGAGGGGGCGAGTGGCTCGGCCGACACACTGAAGCCAGAAACTTCTGGAGCGGGTGGGCCTTGCGAGGATGAGGGTTGCGGTCGGTGGATAATCGAAGCCCACGGCAACCACTTGGCAGTTGACCAGAACGCGGGCCTGCTTGGATTTGAACGCAGCCAGTGCATCATTCCTCTCCTCGTCGGGCATGGTGCCCCACACACAGACAGCAGGGATTCCGTAGTTGCGGTTGAGGTATTCGGTCGCGCCCTTGGCGGCGAACACACTGGCGGTAAAGAGGACGGTCTGCCCCTCCATCTCCTCGGCGGTGATCATGCAGGCGCGGTGCAGATTCGCCTCCTTGTTCAACTCCGCCTGGAGCTTCGCTTGGTGGAAGTCGCCGCCCACAATGTTCACCTTTGAGAGGTCCAGAGACTCAACCTTGCTCAGCTTGCAGAGAGGCGGAACGGACCATCCGTGTGCGATTGCCCACTGCAGGTCGTAGTTGCAGACTGACTGTTCGTAGAATTGCATGCTTCACTCCTAAGCATTGGCTTGCCGTCCATCCGAAACGGCGTTGCCGTGAAACCCACCACCATCGCCCCTTGTTCCTGAAAGAACTTCAGCATCTCAATGACCGGCTCGCTGCACTGCAGATGCGCCTCGTCAACGATCACCAGCTGAAAGCCGTCGAACCTGCGGTAACGCTTCTCACCACGCCGGCTGGAGAGCAGCGTCTGCTTCGATGCGACGATCACCTTGGCGGGCCAGTAGTCGCGCTCGGCAACGAAGTCGGCCATCTCAATGTCGGGATCGGTGTCGGTCGCCTGCCGCACCTTGTCCGCGGCCTGCCAGACAAGCTCACGCATCGGAGCGATGATCAGCGTCCTGCCTTCGATGCGGTCGGCCAGCGTGGAGAAGATGACCGTCTTGCCGGCGCCGGTGAACAATCCCACCAGCGCAGACTTCACGCCGCGGCGCATCGCATCCAGCAGGCTTTCGATCACTTCCGTTTGGTAGTCGCGCAGTCTGAGCATGGAACACATCCTTGTGTAAGAAAGACCCGGGGGAGGGCCGGTCGGAGGTCCGGCCCTCAACCCCGGGCAAGGCGCGCGTGTTAACCCGGGACACCGCGCGCCTGGAGGATCAACGGAACTCCGAAGCGAACTCTTCCTCGTCGGCCGTCTCGCGCTTACCGCCCAGCAGGCGGATGTCGCTGACGTTCAGGATGACCTTGGATCGCTTCTGGCCATCCTTCTCCCAGACCTGCTGGTCCAGTTCGCCTTCGACCAGCACCGGCGTGCCACGCTGGAGGTACTCCACCACCGCGCCGCCCCGCCAGTATTCGCAGTCCATGAACAGAACCTTGCCCTTCTTAAAGGGCGAGTTCACCGCGATGGAGAACTTCGCAACGTCACGCTCACCAGCCTGGCGAACCTCAACGTCGTTGGTCAGGTTGCCGATCAGAATCGAACGGTTGTAACTAGCCATTTGCAACTACCTCCTTGGTGTCCCACTTCTTGGAAAACTCCGCCTTGCAGCGGTCAAACACATCACGCCCAATCGCCTTCTCGCGGAGTCGCAACTCAACGAGCTTCATCACCGTCACGGCCTCTGCCCGGTCGGCGGCATTGGCGATGTCCTTCTTCCAGCCCTGCTCAAGCTGCAGGTTCTGGACTGCCTTGGTCGGCTCGGGCCGGCTGGCCGGGCGATCCGGCACGCGGTTGTCCTCGCCATCGTCATCCGGCTCGCCACTGAAGCCGCCGCACAGCGCCATCAGCAGCGTCCGCTTGGCATAAGTGCAGGCGCTGCCGAACGACTGCATGTCGCCCTTCGTCATCAGCAACGGAGCGATGCCCGTGATGAACTCGCCGCTCTTGTGGCGAAGGGTGCCGACCATGACCCACTGGCCATTCGCCAGCAGGCCGGGCCGAAAGTCCGGCAGGCTGATGCCGTTCTTGGTCAGCGGTCCACGCAGCGAATCGCAGCATGTCGCATATGACGAGAACCTGCTTTTGAAGTGCGGGTTCGCGGCATCCAATGCAACGTGCTGGTACGCGGCTTGGGCAGCTGCGAGGGCCGCAGTCAGCTGGCCCGTGCTGGGGGACGATGACGGCCCCAAGATGCTGTTGTTGTCTGTCATACGATCACCACCTCCTCCTCCTGGCGCTTCGCCCAGGCGGGGAACTGAAGCTCCGTGATCTCTCCAGAGTCAGCGGACTCATAGACCCCCGTCTCCCTGCGAAGACGAACCTCCTCCATCACGCGGGTCATTCGCAGACCCGCCTCCTCCACAATCTCGGTCGGCAGATAGAACACATGGACACCGTACGGGGCCATGGTCTGGACAAAGACGAACGGCATCCGGAAGTGATCCATGCCCAGAGCCTTGGCGCCCTGCACATAGAGCCACTCCTGCTCCGCGTATCCGAAGTCAATCGCGCTGCGGTAGACCTTGTCCCACGTTGACGAGGTGGTCTTCAGATCCCACCACAGAGCCGGCGTGCAGCCGTCCGGTCGCACCTTGCAGCGGTGGCCGTTGAGTTCAAAGAACGCACTGACCTGCGTCTCGTTCGTCTGCTCAATCAGCGCCTTGGCCGCGGGGTTCTCAAGGAGATGGGTCAGCATCATCTCCAGCTGCCAGCCTTCCTCTTGGTTGCAATCGACCAGACCCTTGCGGTCGGCCTCTTCCTTCCAGGCGTCGTAGGCCTTGCCCCGGCGGGAGCCGTTGCTGGCCAGCACCTCGGCCGGCGGAATGGCCAGAACGTCAGTCAACTTTTTCCCCTCGCAGACGGCAGTGACGATGGTGTCGAACTTGCTGCCAGTGCGAGTGCCGGCGTTCCCCCCAAACAGGGAGTAGCCCATGTCCATCCACCGCTGAGCTTCGCCGCCGTACTTGGCGACGGAGTGCAGGTACGACCTGCCAAGGAAATCATTCTGCGAGTGGTAGTCGGCATTGCTCATGCCGATCACCTTGCATGGGAGCCTGTCCATCAGTTCACCTCCGTTGTGAAGAAGCCGCCTCCGTGCGGCGCACCGAATCCCTCCAACGCCGGAACGCAACAAGCGCCCGGCCAAACTGTCCAAGAGCGAGGAACACCATGGCCGTGGCCGTGGCGTGAAAGAAAAGCAGCAAGACCAGAATGGTCATCGCCGCTGCGCCTAGAATTCGGGAGAGCCACCCGCTCGGGGGGCCGCTTCGACCGATCCTATCCAATTGAGCTAGGGGTGCCATGTGGTTCGCCAGTATAGCAGGGGCCTTGATAGATCCAAAAGTGGGGGTAGTCTCACCCCCCTCAACCAGATCCACAGATTTTCCGAAAACAACATGACTCTCAGAGAGTTCGCGGAGGCTTACGCCCTCCGGGTAGGGGCTAGCCCAGGCTACAGGGAGCAACTCGTTGTGCTGGCCAAGCGCCTCCCTTGGGGGGTGGCAGACTTGACCGTCGATAGCATCGATGCTTACCTGACGCAGGCCCTCGGTCATCTTGCCGCCTCCACGGTTCATAACCATCGCCGGATGCTCAGCACCCTGCGAAAGGCCGCCCTCCAAGACGGCCTGTTGGTGGACGATTGTACACGGCCTATCCGGCGTGTCAAGCACTCTTTGCCGCTGGTCCGCGCTTGGACCCATGACGAGATGCGGCACCTGCTTTCGGTAGCCGCGGAGATGCCGGGAAACACCCTTCACTGCCCGCTGAAAGTTCTGCTGCCGGCGTGGATTCTGGTCGGCTACTCCAGCGGCTTGCGTCTGGGCGACATGCTGGCCATCACCCATGACTCCCTGAGAGGAGATAGGCTGGCTCTGATTCTGCGCAAGACCCGGCAACCGCATGTGATCGTCCTTGATCAGCAGGCCCTAGAAGCAATCCGTTCGCTTCCCCGGCGAGGGCCGAAAATCTTCGGCGGACTCGTCGGAAGGAGCCGGATCATAGTGGCCATGCGCGCGCTCGTCAAACGAGCCGGCCTCACCGGATCGGGCAAATACCTGCGTAGAGCGAGTGCGACTTACGCCCAAATGGCTGGGATCGACCCCAGTGGACACTTAGGTCACCTGACCCCGGGCATGAAGCGGCACTACCTAGATCCGGTCATTCTCTCGGATCTGAAGAGGGCCGTGCCTAGCCTGGCAGGAATGCGCTAGAACTGGTTGGTAACGCCCAGCATCTGGAGCGGGTCCATGGACAGCTGCGCCTTCTTCTTGTCCCGGGCACGCTTGGCGGCCTCGGCCTGGATGACCTTATAGAGGAGGTACATCTGACGCTGCTCAGCGGGCATGGTCCGCAGGACATCCTCTGGGACCGTGATGTTTTCGTAGGTGCGGACGCCGGGAGTGGTGGACAGCAGGTCGTTGAGCATCTTCCTGGCGGCCTGCTGCTTAGCCCGCTCGGCAGAAATGTCGGTCACGCCAGAGCCGGAAACAAAGTTGAACCCGGTCTTCAGATACCGCTCCGCCGGCGAGAGTCTGTCATCCGTAAGCTGGCGGTACAGCCCCACGGCCCGCGATCCGAACGGCAGGAAGTTGACGGCGGCCTGCTCCAACGGGCGGCCGAACTCACCGAAGTCCCTCTCAAGGACTGAGTACAGGTCGCTCATGTCTCGTCCGCTGTACAGCTGCCGATTGGTGATGTACTCAATCGGGGCCTTAATCAGCGGGTTGGTTTGCCCAAGAAGGTTGGAGCCAGTTTCTTGGAGTGTGTTGGCAAGGCGTGAGCTAGCCGTGGCTCCAACCCCCGGGGTGAAGAGATTGAAGAAGCTCTCCCACGGGAAGTCGATGCGAGTGAGGTATCGCTGCAAGTCGGAGTTCTTTGGCCCCAGAGCGTCCGGCAGTGGGATCGACGCCGAACGGCGCAGATGCTCGGGGATGAAGTTCTCCTCGGTCGGCTGCGTGCCGCGCGTCACGGCGCGGATGGCCTGGCCCTGCAGCCCGCCTGGGCGATACAGCAGGTTGTTGAAGATGCTCGGGAGAATGCCCTTCTGGAAACTGTAGAACGGCAGCACGCGCTTCGCCCAGTTGCGCTCAAACGATGTAAACGCTTGGGGCGAATAATCGACCTGGCTCATGCGCACCACATCAGCCGCTGCGCCGGGGTCCACGCCCTTGCGCAGCTGGTTCAGGAACACGCCGCCTCGCAGCGCGTCCTCGGAGGCAGACCCAACTGCATCATTGAGAACAAGCAGCGGATTGGTGTTTCGTTTCAGCGGTCGCTGCGTAACCCCTACGCCACGCAATCCGAAGAAGTCGTTGGCAAACTCAGGCCAAGATCGCTCGGAGTCGTAGAACGCCTGCCCAACGCTCGGCCCATTGCCGGCCCCAAGCCACGTTCCTCGGATCTCCTGCTCGGGCAGGCCGCGAATGTCATCGAATATCGTACCGCCACCAATGCGGTGCGCCCCAGACAGGTCAAGGTACTGCGCCACCCGCTGCTCGGGCGTAAGGCCAGCGAATCCAGGAGCCTGCTCTAGGCGGCGAGCCAGCGCGTCGTAGTTTCCGCGCGAGGCTTGCAGGGCCGCCCACCAGTCCAGCGGATTGAACGCATTGAACGTAGCTGCGTTGACGGCGCCAGAGTAGGTGTTGCGCGTATGGAAGGACGGGCTTGCAAGTGCGCCGACTTTGAAGGCATTGGTGAACTGGTCAAGAGCGTTGACAACACCACGCTCAGCCTCGCCCAGCCGGGACGGGGATGCGATGGATCGCAGGTCTTCGACCAGCCTTTCGGGCACAGCAAGGTTGGTTACATCGCCATTGAACCGCTGCCGCCACATCTGCCGGAAGTTGTTGGCATCGTACCCAAGGCGGTTGGCTGCGTCGGTCAGCTGCACCATGCCGTCCTGCAGGCCCGCGGCGCCGACCGGCTGAACGGCGTCCTGGAGCCGGCGCGTAATCCTGTCGGTATTGGCAAGGATGCGGTTCTGTCCTTGCTCATAACGGCGGAGGTTTGTCCACCCGGATGTGTCGAAGATGCCTGTGTTGTTCTGGGCAAACTGCAGGTCCGATCCGCGCAGAAGATTGACAAGCTGATCCTGCCGCGACTGCATGCTCGCTGTTACTGGCTGCAGCAATTCCGCCTGCCGCTCAGGGTCAGCAGCAAGGAACTCCGGGGACATCTGCAGTTCGTCTAGCTCGCGCCGGAACGGGCGCTGGACGCCGATGGCATCGAACGCTTGATCCAAGAGATCGCGGGCGGGAAGCTGGTCGGCATTGATGAGAGACTGCTGGAAGGCCGCGGAGTCAAACGTCCTCGCCCCCGTGGCCGGATCGATCACGTTGCCGGTCAGCATCCGGAACGTGCGCTGGCCACCGGGAATGTCCGTGTAGTCTTGGCGAGTCCGGCCGAAGTTGTCCGTCGTTTCCAGTATCTTGCTGCCGCCGGCCCAAGGCTTTTCCACACGGCCCACGGCGTTTGGTCGATCTGGGTCAAGTATGCGCTGCCACCACTTCAGCTGTCTGGGGAAGAACTCTGTTCCGGAATCCCCTTGCCAAGTGGGCAGGCGCAACCCAGCTTGCTCAGCGGCCTCGGCTGCGAGCCGCGGAGAAGTGACATAGAGATCGCGCATATCGCGGAACTCTGGCACATTCTCAAGCACCCAGTCTGCCACGTTGTCGCCGGACGTTTTGCCAAGGGGCATGCCCGCAAGCGTTGGGCCTTGCAGCTGCGGGGACTCGGCGTAGTCAACCAGGGCGCGCTGGAGATCGGTGCTTTGGAAACGTCGAAGACCTTCGGGGATGGAGGTCGGCACACCTGCTGCGCCAGCCGCCCTCATTGCCTCTGCGGCCTCTTCCGCGTTGGCTCCCATCGCGCGCCGAAGCTGGCCAGTGCGAAGCAGTTCCTGCGCTTCGTTGGCACGGTCGGCTGCAGCCTTTGCAATGCGAGAGTCCCACTGAACGTCGGGGTTGAGAGCATCGCCCGAAGGGCCGTGGAAGAGGGCGTACGCGCGATTGACAATCGGAGCCGTGTAGGGGTTGCGCTTCGACGCCTCGCCCAGTGTGTCTAGTCCGCCGGCAACAGCATCCCCGAACTCCTGCCCAAGAAAGTCGGTGCTGAAACCAATGTTGGTTCCAGGGATGCGAACGTCCATTAACCGCGCAGCGGGGGCATCTAGGTTATTTGGATCCACACCAAACCGCTCGGCCTGCTGCCGCCACCTGTTCATGGCATCAAGCGGATCGTCGGCTTCGGCTATGGCTTGGCGTGGCGTAAGGTTGCGCAGATGGGATCGGATGCCTTGGCCCGCCTCCCGCTGTGCGGCCCCGCGCGCCGCCTGCTGGAACGTAGGCTCAAGCCCTTCGTACGCCGCCTCGGCAGCATTGCGCAATCTACCGGACGCCTCTAGCGCCTTGCCGGTTGGCGTCAACGCACCGCGGCCAAGAACCGAGAACGGGTTCATGTATGTCAGCGGATCAAGCAGCACCTCGGCCGCAAGCCCGCCGGCGAAATTCCCCCATGTATCTCGGGCGCCAACAAGGCCATACTGGCGCATCAAGTCGCGGCCAGTGACGCGCTCGTCGGAAGAACCAAGGAAGCTCAACGGCCGGCCGGCCAAGATGCCGCGGATAAGCGCGCCTGGCGTGTCCAGAAGATAGCCGGCCGTCGAAAGCCCAGAAGACCCAGCCTCCGCCAAGGAGCGAAGCATCGTCTGCTTCTCTTCCGGCGGCAGCAGGTCTGCGATCTGCGCCTGTCGGCCAACGCCCGTGAACCCACCGTCCGGCTCCGGAAGCAGGCCGTCTTCCGCCTGCTGCTGCAGGATGCCGTACGGGTCGTAGAGGTCAAATAGCGGAGAGCGAGACATACGTTACTGCGGAGACAGCGGCGGGTCGTTGGGTATGGGTTGCCAAAAATCTCCAAACCATCCACCCCGCCCACCGGACCAGCCGGACGCATAGCCGTACCTGCGGATCAACTCCTCGCGGTAGGCGCGGTCGCTAAGCCGAGACTGCACGCCAGCCATCTCAGCCTGCCGCGCCAAGGCAAGCAAGGCGGCGTTCATGGAGCCAGCCTCGCGGCTGCCAAACCCCCCGCCCGGGAGCCACTGGAAGTTGTCAGCATCCGCAGCGGCGTTCTTCAGATACTCCTCTGCCTCCGGAGTTTGCAGGCCAACGGCCGCGTGGTAAGCCCCCGGGTTTGTGGTGGCGAAGGTGGTGCGCATGTTGTCCTTACGCCTATCATCCTCTCGCTTCATGTTCGCAAGAGCAATGGTGGCGGGCGCACCAGCGGCCTCCGCGGCCAGCCGTGCGGCTTCCACCGATGCCTTGTTGTCGCCGCGCCCGCGCTCAAGCATTGCCTGCGTCTGCGCTAACTGGGCCTTGAGGGAGGCGTCGGCCGCCGTCCGCTCTGATTGAAACTTTTGGTTTGTGGCCTCAAATTGCTGACGCGCCTGCTCCATGCGCTCTTCAAACTCTAGCTTCCGCGATTGACGCTCCGTTGCCCACTTCTCTTGGTCCGCAGCGCGCACGGCCTCTCGCTCAAGCCTGGCCTCTTCGCGGGCAGCGGCCTGGATTTCGGCGGCAGACTTTCGGGCGGCCTCGCCCTCCGATCGGCGGGACTCTGCCTCCATCTGCGCAATAGCCAGCCGCGGATCGTTCTGCGAGTAACTGCGCCCGCCAGTGAGACGGGCCTCAATGACGCGCTGCTTCTGCTCGTCGCTCAGCATGTCGAATGCGTTGGACATGTTGGCCCGTGAGTTAGAGCTAGCCAGCATCATCTGCGACTTCCATCGATTCATTCGCTCCGTCTCTGCGGCATCGCGAGCATTTGCTGCGGCGTCGATTAGAGGGGCGAATTGAGAGGCGCGCTCCGTGGCGGTGAACTGCCCACGCGCGTCCTTTTCTCCGTGAACGGCAGCGCCCGAATCCGACAGCATCTGCTGCGCCTCGGACAGCGAAACACCGGCCGCCTTTGCGAGCCGCCTCAACTTCTGCCGAACCACATACGGGTTATTAGCCCAGGCATTTTCGGCAAGCGACGGATCAACAGGCTCCCCTGCAACAGGCTCCACCTCCAAAGGAGAGTCGGCACCGACTAGGCCGTCAGCCAAGTCCATGGGAAAGCTCGTTGGCGGCGTGCGGCGGTCGTACGGCATGGGTCGGCTCCTATCGGGTCTGTGCGGCGTTGCGGCGCTGATCGCCCAGGGCTTGGAGCCTCCGGACTTCGCCCATGATCTGCTGGGCCTGCGGCACTTCGCCGCCAGCCTGCCGCCGCATGTCGTTCAGCTTGGCGATAAGGGCCTGCGCCTGAACGTGCGGGTCGGACGATCCCTGCGCCTGCTGCGGGGTCATGGCGTTGCGGCGCTGGTTGCTCAAGGCCATAAGGCGATTGATTTCCTGCATCATTGCAGCCGCCTCTGGTACTTCGCCACCAGCCTGTCGCCGCATCTGATTCAACTGCGCGATGAGAGCCTGCGCCCGCTCGCGCGGATCGTCTTCAGTCTGCACGGCAGGTACAGGCCGGGACTCTTCCGCAAGGTCGGCCGTGCCATCGGTGCTAGTCAGCCCTTCTTCGGGGGCTGGGGCGGCGGCCGACTTGTCTGGCTTCGGCTGATTGAGAGCGTTGTATGCGGCTGCGCCGGCCACAAGACCGCCGCCCACAAGCAACGGGTTGATCCAAGATCGCGGGTCAGTGCTGCCTCCAGGCATCGGCTGCGCCGCCCCGCCGGCCTGCGCACCACCGCCTGCACCGCGGCCTCCGCCGCCAGCAGGAGCGCCGCGCGACAGCGTACGGTCGAACTGACCAGCGATGCTGTCTACGGCCTGTTGGTCGCGCATCGCAGTGCTGCTAGGGGCGCTCAGCGCAGCTTGCGATGGAGCCGGAAGGCCGCGCGGAGCCGGGGCCGGCAGGGCTAGACGGGATGGAGCCGGAAGGCCAGCGCGACCCGGATTCATTTCCAAGCGAAGCGGTTCTGGAGCCGGCAGGCCGCGCAGCCCCGATGGCACCAAGTCAGTAGAAAGCCGCGGGCCAAGCGCCGGGGTAGTGGTTGCGTTAGGCCCAAGCACAAACCCTCGTTCGCGCGTGTACGGAACCAAGCCCGTTGGCGGGAGCAGTTGACGCACCGCATCGCCTGCGTTGTCTCCTGACAAGGGCAGGCTCATTTGCTTGGCGGGGCCCTTGGTAGCCATTTCAGCCACCGCCTTATACACGGCATCGGGCTGCATGTCGGGGGTAATCACGCCGGCCTGGAGGGCCTTGTTGAGCCAATGAGAATTGACGCCAGTGGCGGCGGTGATCGAATTGACCCAGTCAGCAAGACGGGCGGGATTGGCCATTACTTGGAACCTTTCTTCTTCGGAAGCTCGGGCATCTCTTCGCCGTCCCGGGGGCCGTCATCGTCCTCAACCAGCGGCGTGTTGGGCTTGCCGTGCATCTCTTCGTCCAGGTCGGCCAAGTCGTTCTTCGGACGCTTCTCAGCCTTCTCTTCGGAGCGGCCCAGCTTGGCGATAATCTTCTTTTCCTCTTCGTCGCTGGCGGCGAGCAGCTGTTTCACCAGCCGCTTCAGGCCCGCCTGCGTGAGATCATCCAGGTCAAAGTCGATGCGGGCCATTAGTTGAGTAACCCCCCAAGGATCGAAGTCGCGAAATTAAGCGCCGAGTTCTGGCGTTGCTGGGCAGACAGTAGGTTGTTGTATTGCTGCTGCTGAAGAAGCCCCTGAAGCGCCAGCTGCTGGGTGGCGTCGGACTGCTGGTCCTGCATTGCGAATGCGTTGTTGTAGTCCTGCCCCTGCTGGCGATTGCTGTACGCCTGGGCAATGCCTTGGGCCATCTTCTGCGCGCCCTGCATGCCGGCGTTGCTCGCCTGTCCGGCGCCTCGCGACATGCCACCGCGGTCCATCTGTTTCATCTGCATCCGCGGATCGCCCATGGCCACGGCGCTGGCGTAGTCGTTGTTGAAGCCGGCCAGGATCTTGCTGTTAGGGATCATTCAAACAGCCCCCGGAGAATGTTGCCCGCCGGCCCGAACACGCCATCCAAGCGGCTCTGCATGAGGTTGTTGTTCTGGCTCTGCGATTCAATCTGGTTCTGCAGGCCCTGCAGCGCATAGCGCTGGGAGAACTCCTTGGCCTGCTTGCCAAGCTCAGACTGCCGCCTAGCTGTAGCGAGGTCGTTGGTGGCCTGCGCGCCTTGCAGCAAGGATCCGAACACATCTTGGTGGCCGGCAGGGTATTGCGAATATGGGGACTGCACGCTCAGGTTCCGTAAGGTTTGGTCAAACCCTTCTCCACTGACCCATCGCCGGCTGCGGTCGGGAAGCCTCGCGCTGCAGCGAGCGCACCATGGCGGCGTAATACGGGTCGTTCTCCATCATGGACTGGTGGCGCGAGCTACGCTCTTGAGCGGCCTGCGCCTCCTGCTGCTTCCGGCGCGCGGCAGCAGCGTCCTCCATCGCCCATTGCTCCTGCTGCATCTGGGGGCGACTGCGGTAAAAAGTCCCCGCGGTGCGGTTGAACAGGTCATTCACGCCAGCAGTCGAAGCGGTGTAGTTCTGCTTGGCATCACCCCAGCCGCTGTTCAGGTCGCTTTGAACCGTGCCGATGCGCGAGGCCGAATCCGAGTAGCCACCAGCCAAGGCGTCCAGAAGCGAGCCGGTCGGGATGGGCTGTCCGGGGCGGTAAGTGCCCGCCATCGATTGTCGGTTGTTGTCGTAGAACTGATCCATTCCCGCCGCGGACGCGCCAAGGTTCATCTGATTGAAGTTCATCAGCGCGTTGTACGCATCACCGACCATGGTGCGAGGCGTATTGCGGGCGATTTCCTGGTCGGCGTTGAGCGAGTTCAACCCGGAGGAGTAGTTGCTGTTGAGTGAGTTGAGTTCAGCGCCGTTGTTGATGTCGCCGCGCAGGCTCTCAAGCATGCTGAAGCCGGAACCACCGCCGGACGGCATGCTGCCACCTTGCGATGGAGTGCCGGTCGCTCCGCCCACCAACCCAGGAAGCGCAGCAGACACATCCCGTCCGACCTGCATCGCAGCGCCAGACTTACCCAGCCCCGCCAGAGCGTTGTACCGCCCCACCCCCAGCTGGCTCACGGCGCTCTGGTTGGCTCCGGTCATGTCGGCCAGGGACTTCTGGTAGCCGTTCTGGTTCTGCGCCCACGCCTGCAGGCCCTGCCCGGCCACGTTGCCATAGTTGGCCATGGCGGCAGTGCCAAGATTGGAGACAGCGGCCTGCCGGGCGGCTTCGGCAGCGGACGCCGATTGGTTCATGGCCTGCGCGTTGTTCCATGTGTTGCCTAGTGCGTTGGCAACTCCGCCGATTCCGCTGGCCATGGCCGCGTAGTTCTGCGCGTAGCTGTTCCCAAGCCCCTGAAGAGCCTGGTTGTAGGAGCCATAGCCCTGATTGTATGACCCGTACATGTTTGCCAGCGCCCCGGCAAACTGACTTGGGGCGCTGGCAACCTGGGTGCCAACTCCAGTGGCAAAGGGAATGGCGGTGTTCGCGCCCCACGGGGCAATCAGCGTGCCGTTGAATGCAGACATGCGTGTCTCCTACCTGTTAATGCCCCGGAACGGGCGTTTCAGTGCCGACAGCGAAATCGCCGCCAAAATCAGCACTGCGCCGGCGGGCAGGGGACACCACAACTCCCGCTTCCCTGCCTCCTCCTTGAGCCAGCCGCAGATTTCGGGCAGGCGCTTCAGGCACTCCCACCCGCCCCACTGGTCCATCTGCAAGGCCCGGGCGTTGCAACTGCAGGTCGGGGAGGCGACGATCCCCACCAGACTCAGGAGCCATTTGAGTTCAGCCCCCGGCCCCGGAGGCGGCGGTTCCTCCCCGGCCGCATAAACGATTGGCTCCCCAACGGATGCTGGAGTGTAGCCGGGGCAGGGGTCCACAGAGATGGTGCCCGTGAACACGCCGAGATTGTCGCCAATCACCGTGTCGTTCTGTCGCAGGTACAAACGGCCCGCCCCGGGCGTGTTGGTGTAGCTAGATCCGACCAAGAATGGGATGCCGCCGACTCCGATCCTGCCGATCAGCGCCATGTGGCACGGACCCGATACAACGTCTGCCGCAGGACAGCAGTTGCACGCCCCAGAGGTCACGCCGTTGGGGGTAGCTGTGCTTCCTGCCCCAGCCCAGCGAACCGTGCCCGCCACATCGCCGCCGCTGGCGGAGGCCGTGATTGTGACGGCCTGCCCTGTCGTAAGGGTGACGCCTGTGTCCACCCAGGCGTTAACTTGGACATCGACAGTGAAGTTTGCAGTGGTGGCAGCAAGGCATCCGCTGGCCCCGCAGCATTTATATCCCGCAGGGCAGCAGTCATACACCAAGTAGTAAGGGTTGTTGCCGTAGCAAAAGGTGAAACCGTCCTCGCACAGATTGCGGCATAGGCCGTAGTCGCAATACTGGCTGACCGGGCAGCATGTGCCTGAGCAGCACTCCCGCTGCCCGGTGCATGTGCTAACGCACGCTCCAGTGGACGTGTTGCATGCCTCGCACAGCAGCGTAGCGCACCCGCCGCTTGCAATGCCAGCCGCCTTAATGGCGTTGCAATTGCAAGACGCAGCAGCGACAGTCTGCCCGCCGCCGTGCGCGCACTGGCAAGGATCCACCACTTGGCAGGCAGCGGACAATGATATGCATGGCTGAGCACCACACCCGGCACCGGTAGTGAATCCGCCCTGCCTGTAGGCGCACTCAGATTCGGTGGTCGCTATGCAGGTGGATCCGTCGCAGCATCGCCCCGCCTCACAACACGCGCAGGGCATTAGATTCTCGGCCTCAAGTAGATGATGAAGTCCGACTTCTTGCCGACCGTGAGATTGAGCGTTTTGGTTACCGCTCCGGATTTGATGGTGACGGCGTTGTCGCGAAGGGCGGCGGTTTCAGCCTCCTTCACAAGAATTGATCCAGTGGCTTCAAACGGCGGCGAGGTTGTGCCTGCCTTAATAGTCAGCGTGGCATCTGCCTTGGTGATGGTGACCGCCGCATTGGTGCTGCCGGTGGTCGGGGAGAACGCGATCCCAGCAACCGACAGCGTCGGGGTGACGGACGCCGTGGAACTCGTCAGTGAGACGCTGGGAGTGGAGATGGTCACCGGCACCGTGGTGGTTCCCGTGAGCGTCACAGGCCCAGAGACCTTTCCCTGCGAAGAAATGGTCACGCCGGGGGAGCCGGCCATGTTGACCGTGTAGGTCTGGTTAGTAGTGGTGAGAACCAACTTGCAGTTGGCATCCAAATATCCGCCGGTAGGCATTGGGATGACTACCGTCCCGGCCAGCGTCCCTATCGTTGCAGCCACTGCGATGCCGGTAGGCGTGACATTAAATGTGCCGCCAGTCGGGCGAGTGACGCTGCCGGTGATGGCGCCGCAGGTTGCCGTTGGGTGGGTGGTGTAGACGATAGCCCCACTGGCGGTGCCGCCGGATACCGTGCCGCCGGTTAGCGTGGCAAGGGACGCCGTGCCGCTCGCGGAGAAGGCCGTCAGGCTGACGCTTTCCACGGTGGGCACTGTCACTGTCCCCGTGACGGAGACTGGCGTAGAGACAACCTTGTTGGTGACATCGACGGTCTTGTTGGTGACCGTGCCGGCCTCATTCACCGATACTGTCCCCCGAACAGTCACATCCTTCAGGAACGTAGAAACCTGCGTGACGGCTGGCAGCGGAAAGAAGAATGGGCCGCCACCAAATCCGCCGCCGCCCTCTCCGCCGCCACCCTCGCCTGGCCCCATTCCGCCACCTCCGCCCGGCTCCACGGGCTGGGGGGCGGCGGGGTTGTTGATGGTAAGCGTCTCTACCGTCAGGTTGGTGATGCGCGAGTTATCGACGGTCAGGTTGTTATGAAACGAGTTTGCAAACGTGCTGTTGCCAGCCACGTTGAATGTGTCGCCGCCGAAGTAGTTGCTGTAATTAAACGCCTGGTTGATCGGGAAACTGAACTGGTGCCCGTCGTAGTTCTGTGTATTGGTGTTGTTGATCGTATTGCCTGCCACGTCCACCGTTACGCTTTGCCCAGCGGACGGCATGAGGCCGGAATAATCGCTTGGGTTCCAGGTGCCGGGCCGTGCCAAGGCGCCGGCGCCTGTGGAGGTGGGCGGCTGAAGATTGATCGCGCCGCGATGCGTGAGCGGCTGCTGGCAGTTGCCGAGAGCCTGCATCAACTGCCTGAGAGCCGCTTCTGGCAGCGCCCCAGAGAGAGCCTGCGCGAGGGCCGGCATGCTCTGTGTAAACACTACTTCACGCCCTCCACAATCACGGCATGGATCACAGGGGTGTTGGCAGACGAAGACTGCGTGCCGGCCATGGCGAGCGCCACATGCCGATCGGCGCCAGCGGAGCGCTCCTCGTTGCCGCCGTAGTACATGGCGCGCGCCACGCCGCTAGCGTCACCAAGAGCAGAACGCGAACGCTTCATGTTGAGCGTGCTTGAGGAACCAGGCACGGACGCAACAAACCCATCCCCACGGTCAGTGGCTACGGCGTTGGCGCGGGGCGTGTCTGAGCCGTTGAAGTGCCGGGAGAGCGAGAGGATCGCATCCCCGGAGGTCGGCGTGTAAACCACACTGACCCCCTGCCGGCCGTCTTCGTTGACGAGCGGCATGTGTCCGGAGCGGTAGCTGTATTGCACGGCTGTGCCGCCATCCGAATAGCCGGCCATCCGCACAAACCCACCCGCGGCGGTTCCGTAGGCGATGCCCTGCTGGCCTCCTGTGGCGTACGGGGCCGCCGCGGTCAAGCCGCTGGCGTACTGCTCCTCCCACCACGCCTTGGTGATGAGGCAATAGCAGAGCGCGCGCGTGGGAGAGGAGTCGGCGGATCGGCAGTAGAAGAAACGAACAGTCTTTGCGGACTGGTCGGCGCAGACAAAGAACTGCTCGGCCTTGGAGAAATCCACCACACCGTCGCGGAAGTAGTTGTCCACCGGGACCGAGATTGGTTCCTCGCGCTGCCCGTCGAAAGCATAGATGCCGTAGCTGTCGGCAATGAAAGCCACCCCTCCCAAGACATCCCAGCATCGGCTGTTGAGGACACCGCGATAGGCGGCCAGCATGATGCTGGCATCCAAGACAGGCTGGGCCACGTAGGTCAGCTTGTAGAGGTGGCGGGACTGCGCGGCAATCAGCGAGGCGCCAAGAGGAATCAGCGCCACAATCGCATCGGAGTCGCCGGCGTTTTCCTGAACGACGATCTCGTTTTCTGGTGGGATGGATTCAGGCTCGTCCACCTCGGAAAAGAACAGGCTATTCGGCTTGTCGCCAGTGGTGTCTACCGCCAGCCAGCACCTGTCTTGGAACATGCAGGCCACGGAGAAGTTCCCTGGAGGGACGCCGAATCGCCGGGCGTTCAGCTGCCCGCTGGGGAGGGTTACTGGCAAAAGCCCGTAGCCGGCGCGCTCAACGTCGGCCAGCTGTTCGTCGGTGAAGGAGTCCGAGTAGGTGCCGGAAAAGTTGCCTGCCGTGCGCTGAATAGTGGCCACGCAGAACAGGAGTACGCTTTGGTCTGCAGTGGTTCGCCAGAGTTCCACGGCAGACACGCGGTCATCCAGCCCCGCATGGGCTAGGGTCCATGTCAGCGACGAGGCGCCTTCTTGCAGGTCCACTTCCACCAACTCCGAGATGGAAGAGCAGATGGGGCCGCGAAACTTTTCGGGCGTGGAATCGATATAGCGGATGGCACACTTGTACTTTCCGCGCATCACGTTGGAGATCGTCGCCCGCGCCGTGGCGTTGTAGTCGCCCAAGACAACAGTGGGCGGAAGTGAGTACCGGCCCCCACTGGACACCGTCACCTTGGTAATGCTGCCACCAGAGACGGTTGCGGTAGCTGCTGCAGCGGAGGAGGTGGTGTCGTTGGCGTTGGGAAGAAATGTGACGGCTGGGGGCGTAAGAAACCCAGTACCGCCGGTTGTCACGGTAACCGCCGCCACGCCGTACTGCATGCCGACAGACAGACTTCCGCCAGCGCCGCCGCCGCCCGTGAGCGAGGCCGTCACGGCACCAGTGGCTCCCGTACCACCGCTCAGCAAGTCAACGGACGAGATGGTGCCGGTGTCAGAAATGGTGACCGTGGCATTAGCCTGCGTCAGACCCTGCGCGCTGGAGAACACCACCGTGGGTGCGGAGGTGTAGCCGGTGCCGCCTGTGGAAATTGTCAGCGAAGATACGGACCCCAGAACGCCAACGGAGAACGCGGCCCCGGAGGCATTGCTGGCGCTCAGGCTGACGGTCGGCGCAGCTTGATATCCGGTGCCTGGTTCCGATATGGTGATGCCGACAACCCGTCCGCCGTTCACCTCCGCTCGCGCGACCGCAGACTTTGTCGGAGTGCCGCCCGTAAACGTCACAGTCGGCGCGGCAGAATAGCCAGCCCCGGGGAACACAACATTCACGGCATCGACATACCCCGCCATCGCAGTGCTGGCGACGGTGACCGCAGGCCCCTTGTAGGGCTTCTGAAGTCCGATGGGCTGCATCGTCCCGGCAGAGCCATCCCAGCGCAGGCCGCGCCCCATGCCGTCGAACGCATACAAGTCGTTGAACCGCGACCGCACAAAAGATGCCGGCAAGATTGATTTGGTGTAGACGCTCGCCGTGGCCACTGCGTTGCCCGCAATCGTCACCGTGGGGGCAGAGGCGTAGCCTGTCCCTCCGTTGGTGATCACCACTGACTCCACCTGCGTGCCGGCCATGTGCGCCACTGCGGAGGCCCCAGAACCGCCGCCACCCGAGAAGCTCACCGCCGGTGGCGCCGTATACCCAGACCCTCCGGTGGTCATGGAGATGGAGACAACTTGGCCGGATCGACGCTGCGCGAGGTAAGTCATTAAGCAGTGCCAGTTCTCACGGAGGAGTAGATGCGCCCGGCGGAGTCCTGGTAGACGAGATGCTCAGTGGTTCCGTTTTGGTAGCGGAACGCAGCACGCACAGGCGAGGTGGTGGAGTCGGCCGATGTGAACGTGATGGCCTGCGTCCCGGGTCTGGCCGTCAACTGGCCGGGAACCAAGCACTGCAGGTTCACCTGCTCAACCGCTGCGCCTGCCGGGATGGAGTACGGCGAAGCGTTGGTGACGAGGCCCGGCCATTTGTCGATGACGATCATGGGTTCCCACCGTCGAAGTTGTCGGCTTGCAGCGGAGTCCTCCAGGCCATGGCGTCGAAGATGACGCGCTGCGGTTGCTGGAACGGCGTCAGAACATCGGACTCCATGGCCAGACGCAGGTCGCGCTGGTACATGGCGAACGCATTGTCTGGCTTGGTGCCGCGCGTGCGGGCCAGCCAGTAGGAGGCACAGGACAGGAACCCGTTGGTCATGCCCGGGGACATGTCCACAATGTCGGTGACGAGGTACTTGGCCCCAGTAGCCGTGAGAGAGGTCGCCAGCGTGCAAGAGGTCGCACTGGCTACCGCGGCGATCACCGCCTCGCCTTGGTACGGCGTCAGCGAACCCTCGGCCCCGGGAGTGTCTGTGGATGTGCCGACCCGAAGCACAGACCCAACCATCGAAGAAGTGAAGGCCGTGCCCGTCCCGGTCACCGCGGTTCCCGAAATGGTGACTGTCCCCTGCCGGGAGCTAGCCTCATGCCCAGAGATCCGCAGCCGGCGCGGTAGCCTGCGGTAGGTGAAGTCCAGGTTGGAATTCGCAACCGGATAGCCGACCACCTTGATCGCCCAGCCCGTGCCGTTGGGGTCTTTGAGTACCGTCCACGCATGCGGCGGGCCAGCGAGGTTGTTGGCGTTCTCCAGCTTCATCGCCTGGTCGGCCGACACGTAGATGAACCGCGTCCACGCCACATGGTCGATTGGCGAATCCAGCGACCGAAAGTCACTGGGAAGGGGGAACGTGTCTTGGTACAGCGTGGCCGCCGTAGCGTTCACAAAGTCGCTGGAGGGCGTCAGCACTGGATCGCAGAGCAGGCGAGTGTTGTTCACGCGCGTGGCGATCTTGGCAACCGTGTTGTGGACGCGCATGCGACACAGGGTGGCGTTGACGGGGAACGCATCGCCTGACGCCAAGTCGAAGAACCGGGTGTCTTGGCTGTAGGTGACAGACCCGTACCAGTTGATGGAGAACCGGATGCGCCCGTGGGTCTGGTAGTAGTTCCAGTCGCGGATCGTAGACAGTTCGCTGTAGGCTCTTTGGATGGAGGTGCGGATGTCCGTTTGCTCAGCATCCTGCGGCCCGCCGAAGCTGCTGGTGATCAGATGTTCGACTGCGTCGTAGTAGGTCAGCATCAGCCTTCACCTGCAAGTCTGGCTTGATAAGCCTGGATTACTTCGGGCGTCCAAACGGTGGTGGCAATAGCGACTACGCGCGCGTCCTGGCCAGCCAAGTCATCGCCCGGCGCAAGTGTGTGGCGGTGGTAAGAGCGCGCTATCTCCGCGCCGTCCTCCGCAACGACAGTGGCCTCGCGAATAGACAAGACTCCGCGACTGTCAACAGTGATAGAATCGATCTCAGAGTGTTTAGTGATCATGATTATGTTGAGTACGCCACAGAAAGCGTCAAGGAGACAGTGCCCGCGGACGGCATGAAGGATGGCGAAAAACTAGTGAGAGCGGTGTTGGATACGCCGTACACAAGAGACACAAAAGCATCGCCGTCATAAACGGCGCAAGCCGTTGGTCGTTGCGTAGTAAACCCGGAAGCACCCGCAATTGTTCCCGAGCCAGAATTGACGCCAGCCGCAAACGGCAGCCCAGTCACTCTCATCTGTCCGCTGCCTCCGCTGAAATTGCTTGCTTGGATGGAGCAATCCACAAAGACCATGCGCCCAATTTTGGTATACCGCGCACTGAACGCAACGAGCGTGTAGGAAGGGGCAGCGCTTGCAGCCGAGAACGCAGGCGTCCACGTACCTTGCTCATAGTCCGACAGCGTATTGGCCGCGGCGGTGTCCGTGCCAAAGAGAATGCCAGTGGACGCGCGAATCGCTCCAGACACATCCAGCCTCATGGCGGGGCTGGTCGTACCAAGCCCCAAGTTACCGGCGAGGTATGAGTTCGCCGTGGCGTCTGCGTAGAGTGCGTAGTTGTTGGCGCCTGCCGGTGGGCTGACAATGCGCACGCCGTAGTTTTCGGCGGCATTGGCGGCGGTGACATATACGCCCGTGTTGGCTCCGCCCGCACCATTGGCCTGCCCCATGAGCGCGTAGTTGACCGACCCCGCTCCTCCATTGCTAATAGCGTTGATGGCTTGGCCGCCGGCCGCCACTACCTCCAGACGCGAGGCAGGGCTTGGCGTTCCAATGCCGACATTGCCGGCCGAAGTGATGCGCATCCCGGCTGCTCCGGTGGCCCACGGCCCGATAGCCAAGGCGCCAGTGTCAATTGTTCCTGCGGAGAATATAAGGGCGCTGTCGCCAGGCTGAACAAGGCCATTGTTAGCGCCAGAAGAACTGTCTGGACGCAGCCAAGACCACGCGCCAGGCCCGCGAACCATCAGCCCGTCCGTGCCCTGCGCAGCAGTGGTGACCTCTAGCCTCGCAGCGGGCGCAGTTGTGCCAATGCCGACATTGCCGGCCGAAGTGATGCGCATCCGCTCAGTATTGCCGACCGTAAACAGCGTGCAGGCGTCCGCATGTGTCTCCTCGTTCATGATCCAAAAGGAGCCGGACTTGTACTTTACAAGGTTTACGTACGTGGTTCCGGTGCCAGCCACGTTGCTAGTGGCCAATCGGAAGACGGCGCCGCTGAACGCCCCAGAGGCATCCGTGTTCACGCAGTCCACGTAGCGCAGTCCAGCCGCGAGGGTGCTCCCGAAAGCCGCGCCTGCAGATGTGGTGATCGTAGTAAAAGCACCAGTCGAAGCCGCGGTCGCGCCGATGGCTGTGCCGTTGATTGATCCGCCGGTTACAGCCACGGACGCCGCAGACTGCGTGGCCAGCGTCCCAAGACCTAGCGTCGTTCGCTGCGCCGCGGCATCGGCGCCAGCGATTAGCGCGCGTCCGGCGGAGGTGCAGGTGATCTCCTCTACCACGCCGGCGCCCACTCCGGACCTTCCCAGCAGGCGGTCGGTAGCAGAGACGTTCTGGAGCTTGGCGTAGGTGACGGCGCTGTTCGCTATGTCCGCAGTGATCACGGCGCCGGCATTGATGGTCCACGTGGCACCACTTGCGGAGACTGTGATGTCGCCCTTGTTGCCGTCCGATGGGGCGCGGGCATCGGAGAGACGCGCATCATCACCCCGGCAGGCCGTTGTAGACGTTGTCCCGTACGACACACTGACCGTGCCGCTGGCTACGCCAAGCCCCGTCCCAACGATCAGGCCGCCCAAGGTGGTTGTGGTAGCCTGGGGGAGTGTGTACCCGCTGGATGCCGAAATAATCCCGCTCGCATCGATTGAGATGCCCGAGCCAATGCGCACGCCACCCAGCGTGCTGGCACTTGCCTGCGGGAGCGAGTAGCCGGCTGGGCTACTGCCGGCGGTGATGCGACCCTTACTGTCCACGGTGACGCTTGTGTAGGTTCCGGCCGTCACTCCAGTGGCTGAGAGAGTCGGGCTGGGGTAGGTGCCTGTGAGATCGCCGCCGGCCGCCCCGGAGGGCGCGCGAGAGTCGGACAGCCGGGAATCCGTGGCGACCACAACCGCCACCCCGCCCACAGTGAGAGAACCGGAGACATTCCCCCCGGTCAGGCCCACATAGCGCACATCAGCCGCAGCCTGCGTAAGGGCGCCAATATCCGCCGGGGACAGAGCGTCAGACCCGCCAATAGCGTGGGTGGACTTGTGGGCGGCCACTACAGCGCCGGAAATCGCGGACACGCCGCCCGCCGCCGTGCGGTAGTACAGCTTGCCGTCGCCTTGGTTAATCGCCACCTCCCCGTCTTCCAGCGAAGCGGGGGCGGCGCCGGGGGTGTTACTGCGCTTGAGGCGGGGAGGGGGCATGAGCGTCCTGCAAGGGGCCTATAGGGCTATTGTCCACCCAAGTGACAGTCGCCTCGTCTAAGACCCAGCCATCGCCGGGGCATGGCGGAATGAAGGCATCTAGCGCCTCGTCGTAGCGGAACCCGCTGCCCGCGTAGTTTCCGCGAAATGGCCTGCCCTGCGGATGCTGGTTCCCTTGGGTCCAGTAGCTCGTCCGCAGACAGCGTTGCCCGCGCACCTCCGCGTAGACCGCCTCCCAGTCTCCCTCACTCTCGTCGCGTCCGACGATCACCTCGGTGACGATGTTGTCATCGTTCACAAATGCGTAGTGCGCCATCTGGTTCCTCAATTGAATGTCACGGTGCCCGTGCCGGCAGTGATCGTTACGACGCTATCCCCGGCAGAGCTAGTCGTTGACGAGGTCAGGCCCGCGCTGACTGTAATTTGCATAGACGAGGCGAACCGCAAAACTACGACCCCAGAGCCTCCACCTCCACCTCCACCTCCACCTCCGCCACCGCCACCGCCACCGCCGCCCGTGGACGCAGACCCCGCAGTGCCAACGCCACTACCGACTCGTCCGTTTCCGCCGCCGCCGGTGCCACCAAGCCCCTGCGACTTGTTTCCAGTGCCGCCGCCACCACCACCGGCATAGGTGACGCTCGTCCCTGTAATGCTGGAGGCAAGCCCAGCGCCGCCATTGCCAGCCTTCGCGCTGGTGCCAGCCGCACCTGCTGCGCCAGCACCGCCGCCGCCGCCGCCGAGTCTGTAGGTCGCGCCGTCAGTTGATCCGGCGCCGCCGCCGAACCCCTGTGTTCCCGCTAGTTGCGCCGAGCCGCCCGATCCGTTAGTCGATGTCACGGTGCCGCCGCCACCGCCTGAGCCTCCGTCAACGCCAGCGAGAGCCGTAGCCGATGTCGCACCGCCGCCGCCACCGCCAATCGCCACAACCGACAGAGCAATGGAAGGCGAGCCGTTGACGCCTCGCACGGCCACGCTGCCCGCACCCCCGGCACCGACTTGAACCGCGTAAGCGACTCCAAGCGTGACGGCCACGGACGTTTCCACAACGCCGCCCCCACCACCGCCGCCGCCCTGCTCGCCGTTGCCGCCGCCGCCGCCGCCGACCACCAGCACCCTGACGGTGCGGCTAATCTGCGCCCGCAGCCGCGATGCACTAGCGAGAGATGTGGAAGCGTTGCGGAGCGTCACTAGCTGATCTCCACCCCGAAGGCACTGAAGGCTACGCTGGCAGACCCTGCGTACACGCTCACAACGTCAGTCGCCGCCAGTGTCACGCCAAGCGTGAGAGTCACTGTGTCACTGGCCGGGAGCGGTGCGTCGTAAACCAGATACTGCGAGGTGGCAATCGACGCCCCAGCGGGCCGCACCGCGATCCGATAGGTGGTCGCCGTCGCTGCGGTGTTGCACACGGTGATTGTCGAAACAATGGCCTGCGTGGCAGACGGTGCCACATAGAGCGAGACTAGCGTGGTGGCGGCTGGGTTTGATTGGCCCAGTACCTTGTGTGTCTGCGGCACGTCTTAGCCTCCCATGAGAAGAAACGGGTGGAATATCTGGTTGCGAACATCGTTCGACAGATCGGCCTCTGTGACGGCACCGGCATTGATGACCCACGTTGCTCCGCTGCCGCTGACCGTGATGTCGCCTTTATTGCCGTCCGACACTCCGCCGCCGCCGCCCGTGGGCAGCTGCGTCACCACACCTGAGCTATTGCGGTAGTAGAGTTTGCCGTCGCCTTCATTAATGGCGATCTGGCCGCTCACCAACGAGGACGGGACGCTGCCCGCCGTTGTCGATCTCAGTATCCGGACGGTAGCCAACTAGAACGTCCCCCCATCGATATCAGAGCTAGGCGCCAGAAAGTCGGTGCCGGCCACTGCCACGGAATAGGCAGAGCCGTTTCCTTTGAGGAGTCCATTGACGGCCGATGTAAGTCCGGTGCCGCCATAGCCCACGGCAATCGTTGTCGCCTGCCACACCCCAGTGCCGATGTCGCCCAACGTGGTAATAGAGGTCTGGCCGGCGTAGTTCCCCGGCACGCCGCCGCCGGCACCGGAGAACTGATTGAACGAGACGCTGGTCGTTCCGACCGTGATCGTCCCGGTGGTGGAAAGCACCCACGCCGTTCCGCCGCCTAATGTGCCCTGGTCAACGTAGACGAACGACCCGGTAGTCAGCGTGGTGCTGGAGTTAGCGTCCGCAGAACGCGCCCACGCCCCGGCCGCGGCAACGTACAGACCGTTCTGGCTGGCAGTGGTCTGATTCTTCACCAACACCCGGTCGCCGGCCAGCACCGACACGCCGTCGATGGTCTGCGTGCCGGACAGCGTGATGTTCGCCGTGGTCGCAACCTTGACTGACGCTTTGAACTCCAGGCCAATCGAAGCGTTGTCCACGTACGCCTTCGTCGCAGCATCTTGGGCGTTGGTTGGATTGACTAGATTGGTGAGTCCGAACCCGCCCATGTTGTAGTTGCCCGTCGCCGTCGCAAGCGTGTTCAGCGGGTTGGTCTGGACCTGCGTGTCGAAGCCCGTGATGTCGCCCGGCACAATGGCCAGGATTGACTTGGCCTGCGTGGGGGTCAGGTCTTCGGGCGCCCCAGTGCCCGTCGATACGCGCCCCTTGATCGTCGCCGTGCTGACCGTCGCCAGCTTGGCATTGGTCACCGTGCCGGACGGGATGGTCACCGAGATGGAAGTGGTGCCAGTGCCGGTCGCGTCTCCCGAGATGGAGATGCTCTGGTTGGTGGTCAGGTAGTTGAGCGACTTCACAAAGGCCGTGGTCGCGACCGCGGTTGAGGTGTCGCCTGGCGATTGGGTTGTGGCGGTAGCGGAGCCAAGAGCTACGGTGCTAGTGAACGTGACGCCGCCGGCGAACGTGTATGTGCCGAATGCGGAGTGCGTGCCAGTGAGCGCCAGAAACGAACCCGGCCCCGAGATCGGCAGGACGGTGGTCGCCGTCCCACCAGCCCCACCTGTGCCCAAGCCATAGAACAGCGTGCCGGCCGTAGTCGCACTGGCATTAGACTTGTGCGCCTCGGCAAACGCGATCTCTGCATTGGCCAGCGAGCTTGGTGCCGTTCCGGCTGTGGATCGTTTGACGCGAATTGTCGCCATTAGAAATTACCCCCGTCCAAAAGTTGGTTCTCCGAATAATTGCGCCACTTGCCGTCCGACCAGCGCAGCACATCCCCAGTCTTTATGTCAGTCATCTCCACATCGCTGGAGGAGGGAAGAGAGAACCGCAGGGAGTTCAGCAGGTACGGCAGTTCCCTCCATCGCGTCACCCCGTCCCCGATCTTGATCGCTCCCGAGCCGAACGCCGGATCCGAGTAGCTGAACGTGTCCAGCGACACCTCAGTGCCAGATGGCACATCCCTCTCATAGCCAATTTCGCCCGCCGCCAGAATCGGGTTAACGGCCAGCCATTCAGCGGCCGTGCCACGGCGGAACTGAACTAGCTGATAGCTCAAACGCCCCTCCCCTTGGCGCGGTAGGCGTGCTTCTCAATCACCCTCTCGCGCAGGTCGCTCGCTTTCGCACCAGGATTCTTGCGCTTGGCCTTTGCCACTTCATCCCGAACAATCGACTCGCTGATGAGCTTCCGCTTCGGATCGGCCGGACCCGGGTCGTAGTTCACGGTCCCAGACACCGCCAGCCGGCGAGCATGAGCGACCTTCAGCACCTCGTCGTTGTTGGACACCCACGCTGCGGGGTCTTGCCAGCCACGCTTATCCGCCAAGCCGCCCACGTAATACTTGCCCGAGATGTTGATGCCCGCCTTCTTGGCTTCGGCGGCCACGTACTTCGCTTGGCGCACCGGCATGTCATCTAGCTGCTGGTTGTTCATGCGGCCCTCCATGAACGCCCGGTCTGTGCCAGACGTTCCCGGGGGAGTCTGCGTGGCAACCATCGCCGCCCACTTCTCACCGTAGGGCAGGGCACGCTTGTAGCTCTCAATGGCCTCACGGCCGGCTCGTTGGACTTCAACTGGGATTTGCATCGGGCGGTCCTTGCTGGGGTGCTTCGGGGGGCGGGCCTGGAGGAGGCGGCGGGGGAGGGGGCACCATGTAGCGTGAAACGTCCACGTTCATTGCCTTGCCCCAATCCTCCAAGAGGGCGTTGAACAGTTCTGGGCGACCGGCCTGGAGGAGGCCCTGACTGACCGGCGCGAGGATCTGCATCGCGTTGGTGATGTTCTCAATGCGAGTGGCGTTGTTGGGCTTCTTCACGGAGCCGGCTTCAACGCGGTACGAATACTCGCGGACGATGGAATCCGGGTCTTCGTTCTGAACGTGCATCTGCCACGCCTGCGCCGCCATCGGCCCAAGGAGCGGGGCAACGTCCTGCGGTGCGATCAACCACCGCGCAAGCAAAGCCTCCTTGCGGGCTACCAAGGACAGGGCGTCCTCAAGAATCGAAGCGTAATCGTCCGGCCTGACCGAAATCTGCTCAGCCTTGACCTGCGCCTCTGCAGCTGACCTGAACTGGTTCCGGGTCATTCCATAAATGAGTTCTGTCAAACCCACTCGCCGGTCGAAGAGTGCGGTGACCTCGGAGATGATCTGGTACATGTCCGATGTCACGCCCGGCATCTGGAACACCGAGATCACATCGTTGACAGACCGGCCGATGGCTTCGGAAATCTCTACGATCTTGAACCCGCCCTCGTCCTTCTCCAGGATCTTGGCCTTCAGATCCGGGTCGGCAGACTTCGCCACGCCGATGAGAACCTGGGCGCTCGTCGCAATGCGAGTGGCCAAGAAGGACATGGCCCAGTTGATGAACCGAAGCTCACCGATGCCGGGACGAATGATGCTGATGGGCCAGCTGTACCCGGGCTTGCCGTGCCAAGACAGGACGGTGAACGGCCAGCCGCCCGGCTCCGCCCAGAAGGGGATCGGCCACTGAGCGGCCATGAACATTGACGGCGCCACGCCGGTTTCGTCCACCTCCTCCTGAAGCATTGCCTCTGGCATGTTCAGGGGGAAGTCGATTCCTTCCGCGACAACGATGTAGCAGTTGGGGCCGAACGCATCGAACTTGCCGCGCAGGTCTTGGTCGGCGTTCTTGAGCCGGTCACCGAAGCCAGTCTTTGAGTAAATCTCCCAGTAGCAGATCAGATCGTTGCTTAGGCCCAGCTTCTTCTTGTACTCAAAGCCGCGCTCGTTGTTGTCGGCGCGGGATGAGTAGCTCTCCATGTGCCCCTTCAGGGCGTCACGGGACAGCCCAAACTTGGCCGCGACCTCATCGACCGGCTGCACGCGCTTGCGGGCGGCCCAGCGGATGTCCTCAAACTCGTCCGCGTCCGGATCCCAGACGAGGTTGTCGATGGTGTCGTAGAAGCTCCCAGCCATCTTCAGCTGCGAGCCTGGCGGGGAGTAAAGCTCATGCCACCACACCCCGGCACCCTTAATGAACGCTTCCTCCACCACCTTGCGGGAGTGGCGCTTCAGGTCCAGTTCGTTGGGGGTGTAGTTCAGGTAGTCTTCCAGAAGCCGGGAGACGAGCTTCCGCTTCTCAAGCATCATCTGCTGCTGCTGCAAGCCCTGCTGGTACATCTGCAGGCCGGGGTCCGGCATCATCACAGGCTGGCCATCGGGGCCGATGATTGGCTGGCCGTCCGGCCCCATGGCAGGGATGGGGGGCTGGGGCTGGATGCCAAGGAGTGCTGGCCCGATGATCGGGTACTCCTTCGGGGTGACGGCCCGGTTGGGGTTGCGGTGGTGAATGACGGCCGTGAACAGACGCACCGCCTCCCAAACACGGTTGACCTGCATCCGGAAGGCCGGCGGGGTCATGCCCTTGTTGTAGCCGCGTTCCCCGCGCGCGTACCCGTCCTTCCACATGAAGTCCGGGTCGCCCGCGAAGAAGTTCATCGCCTCATCGGCGTCCTCGCTGAAAGGGCGCTTGTGCTTGGTGGCCTGCTTGATGCACTCAAGCCAGCGGGTGACGATAGGGCGAAGCGGCTTGTCCATGGAGACTCCTATAGGTCAGTGTCCTCACTTGGCCTTTCGGGCCTCCAAGTCAGCCACTTTCCGCTCCAAGAGCGCCACTTTCTCCGCGAGAATCGCGTTCTTCTGGGGCTTGTGTTCCCAGAATCCGTACTCCTTCCAGGCCGGGAACTCGTTCACCCCGGGGTCGGTGGTGTGGTGGACGCTGTGCTTCTCGTTCCCGCCGTAGCCCGGGGCAATGGCCCAGAGCGTGAGCGTGCGGGACGAGGCCCGCGTCACCATGGCCGGCACAGCCTCGGCTCCCTCATGGGCACGGAACAGTACCCAATCCCCAACTTCCGCAGACGGCATCACAAAATCGCTCATTGTCTTCGACTCCCCATTGGACCCAGGACGATGCAGGAGTCTTCGGACCCCTGCTGACGGCGGCGCTTGTCCGCCAGGTACTTAACCCACCACGGATCCGGCCCGTAGGTTTTGGGCGGTGCGTGGTATTTCGGTTCATAGGCACAGAGATACTCCACCGACTGGATGGCGTGGACCTCACCCCGGCTCTGGGGTTCGTCGGTGACATAGACCTGACCATTGACGGTGGTTGTCTTTTTGCGGTAGCGGCGAATCTCGCGCATGAGATTCGGGCACGCCCCCTCCAGGAACTTGAGCTTGGTGGTTCCATCTCCACGGATGTGAAGCATCTGCCGGACGAGAGCCGTGCGGGCCGGGATGTCATCCGAGCCGGGTATGAACCCGAACCCGCTCATCTGGGCCTTGATGTTCTTTTTGCGTAGCTCTTCCGAATACAGTTCATGCGGCAACCGGCCCGAGCCGAGATCGCGCAGCATGCCGCCGTGCATGTCGATGATGAACGTGCGGAACGACTGGCCCTCCGCCTTCTGGGCAAACTGCTCGCCAAAGATCAGCGCATTGGCCTGACGGATGTACAGTTCGTCGTAGATCAGCAGGAACTTTTCGTCCGGGGGAACCGCGCCGAATACGCACGCGAGGACTGTATGGCCAGGGTCGATCGCCACATACCGCGTCCATTCAGCGGGCACCACGCCACCGGGTAGATCCTCGCGCCGCAGTACATGCACCGCAGGATTGAAGGACGGGTACATGAGCGTCGATTCGGTAGTGAACTCGCCCTCCGCCCGCATGCGAAGCTCGTCCATTCCCAAGGCCGACCAGCGTTCGATGTTTTTCTTTTTCTCTTCCTGGTCGATGTGGGCGTTATCCAAGAACCGCAGCGTGAACTTCTTAATGATCGGATTTGTCTGCCCCTCTTCCTCCGCCTTGTCCGCACGTTCACACAGCCCCAGCAGCGCATCGTTCTTACTGTGCGGCATGGCCGACCAGACGAACCGCCCCTTGCGGTCGGCAAGGCGAGCCTGCATCTCGCCAACCCACCTTTCATTATTAATATCCTCATCAATGTGAACTAAGTCTGCCTGAAAGCCCTGCGGCGGTTCGCCCTCTGACGAGAAGCAGTTAATCGTCCAGCCATTTGTTAGCTCAGCCTTGTTCAGGTAGCCGGCGTTCTTAAGCACCCAACTCATCT